GTAGATCCGGCGTCGCTGTCGCGCTTTCACGAATCTGTAAACGTCGTCGGAGTTGTGACCTCCGGAGTCGACCATCCCGCAATAAACGCGCATCTTCCGGCCGGATGCATGCTCGAAGTCGGTGAGGAGAAACTCGTCGACGTCGTTCCACACGTCGCCTTGACCGGGGTCCCCAAAAAATTGCTGATACGCGATTAGCCAGGATTCCTCTTTCGCTCCCCATCCCTTGACGACGACCTCGAGTCGATCCCCCTGGACGTCGACCGCGGCCGTGAGGATCGCGACGCCGGCCGGGACGTCCGCGGCGTAATCCTCGCATCGCTTTCGAAGCATGTGCGGTTCGAGCGAGTCGCCTTGCTCTTCCCAGGTCTCGCCGAGTCGGAGATTGATGAACGCTTTCATCTTCTCGGGATTTTTCTCTTCGTTCGCTTCATGCCACTCTTGAGCGAGCGCTTTCCAGTTCTGTCGCCAGGGAGAGTAAAGCGCGTTTATATAGAACCCGACGATCGGCCGGTCGGGGAACTTCGGGACCCAGGTCCCCGCGTCGAGCATAGATTGTTTTCGGTACTCGGGGATCTTCGCCTTACATCCCGAGCAAACGTAGAAGACGGAACTCGCGACGACCTGTCCGTCGGCGTCGACCGAGTACGTGAGATGAAAGTCCCGCGGCGAGTTCTCGCCGGCGTCCTCGTCCCTCCAGAGAAGAGCTTGCATGAAACCGCACTCGGGACACGGGACAAAAAACATTCGTTGATCGCTTTTCTCGAACGCTTTCTCGATCGAGGAGATCCCCCGCGGTTTCGCCGGCGTCGAGCCCTTTACGATTTTGAAATTCGCGAACGCGTCGGTCCGGCGTGTCCCGATCATGATCGGATCGCCTTCGCCTTCGACGTCCAGGGGATAACCGTCGATCTCATCGAACAGGACGATCGGGACCGGATCCGAGCGGAGTCCCGAGCCGGCGTTCGCGCCGGTGAGTTTCAAAAACCCGCCGGGGAACTCTTTGAGCGAGAGAGTGTTTCCCGCTTGTCTCGAGACGCGATCGCTCACTTTGATTTTGAGAACCGCGGTCGACTCGATCATCGGCGTGATCCGCTTTTTCCCGTAGTCTTTCGCATTGTCGATTGTTGGCTGGACGAGCATGATCGGTTTCGGATCGATGTCCATGAAATAGCCGACGATGTTATTGATCACGGCGTCCGAGTAGCCGATCTGAGTCGACTTCTTGATCACGACCTCATGAACGAGCGGATCGAGGACCGCGTTCATCATTTCGACCTGGAACTTTTCCGCGTGAAACGGTCCCGGCCGATCGGTCGTCCCTTTCGGCATTACGCGGTGTTTCTCCGCCCACGCGGAGATTGTGATGTCCTCCGGCGGAGCGAAAAGCGCGATCGCGTTCTGTCGCCGCTTTCGATAGACCTCGAGGGCCCGCGGGTCGTCCTCGAGTCGGAACGACTCCGGGAGCTTATTTGACGTCGGGGTCGAATTGCGAAAGGACATCGAGAGCCCCTTTCAGCGATCGATCGATCTTCACTTGCGAGACCGCGAGATCGGTTTCGCCGAGGACCTCGGCCGCGAGCCTGGGGGGAAGCGCGAGGATCCGCGTCCTGATCTCGACGACGATCGCCTCGAGGTCCTTCTGTACCTTCTCGATCGAGACGACTTGCTCACGCTTCTCGGCGAGTTCGATCTGTTTGAGCTCCGCCTCGATCGAGAGCATCTTGTGACGCGTCGCCGACGACGAGGTCGCCGGTCCTCCGCCGTCTCCGTCGCCGTCTTCGGGGAGAGCGCGCGCGACGAGCTTCCGCTGGAGGTATCGGACATACCATCGAAAACATCCGACGATGTCGTACACGCCGCGCTCCGCCCGCGGGAGTCCCTCGTTCGCGAGGATTTGAACCCGACGGTTTCCCAGGTTGAGCTCGCGCGCGCATTCGTCGATCTTCCCGATCCAGGTCGGGACGTGTCGACTGATTCGCTTTTTCGGAGCCGGCGCCGGCGAGCTCGAGCGCTTTGGTAATTCGCGGTTTTTCGCGCTCGTCTTATGTGGTTGTTTTTTTCTGGTAATTCGCGGTTTTTCCCGGGAGCGATCTTTCTTCACGCTTCGCGCCGATCGGGAAGTGGGGATCCGAAGAGCTGTCGATCTCGCGCGTAATCGATCAGGAGCGGGATCCGCGGGATCGGGACGCGCTTCACGAGCTCGAGGATTTCGTCGTCTCGGAGCGTGTAGGTGAGATCCGGTTCGACGGGCTCGCCGTCGTGGGTGACGATCGGCCGTCGCTCCTGGATCTCGATCGTGAGCGTGATCGTCGTCGTCCGGACGATCTCGAGGAGCGCGCGCGCGACGAGATATAGTCGGCCGAGGGGTCGTAATCCGATGACCAAGTCGAGCGAGCCATCAGCTTTTATTCGGCTCTGAGTTTTGAACGCCCATTTCGGGAGCTCCATCTTCGACCCTTTCGGCCGGAACCGCGCGCGTCCTGATAGAAACGAAATTATCACGAGCCCCCCGGTATTAGTCGGCCGCTTTCTTTTCCGGCCACTCGCGACAGCGTTCGGCCTTCATGAACGCCTCGTGAAGTTTCGACGAGGGCGCCCCTGGGTTCTGCTGGATCCAGAAGAGGATCGTCGCGAACGACGTCGGGTCCCGCGCGATGAGCGTGAACGTCGGCTCGCCCCTCGAGAACGCGCGGAGAAAACATCCGAGATCTCCGGCGAGGCCTTCGACGAACGACGTGACCGCTTGCTTCACGGCCGCGACCCAGGCGACGCGGATCGGGTCCGGGAGGTTCTCCCATGCCGGCATCGCGAGCCCCTGATAGTTTTTGAAATTCGTCGTTCGTCCGTACGCGTTGTAAGCCTGTCGCGCGCTCTCGGTGTAATCCGGAGCGCCGATCGAGCTCTCGATCTCGTTTGTGATCTTCGTTTGCAATGTGCTGTTCATGAACCTCTCCTCGTGTGAAAGTGGGAAACTCCAGCGAAGCGAACCGCAAAGGCCAGGATCTCCCGCTGGAAAAAGCTCGCGGTCGCCGTCACCCGCGCGCGGGGGGGGTGTGGGGGAGGACCCAAAGCAAAGTGGGACACTGATCCTCCCATCTTTAGCGTCCGGACGCGCCGGTCCAAAGCCCTTTGATGGTAACGACTTGCGTCGTGTGATGTGCGCTATATACATCATGCGGATCCGGCCGGCGGAAGTGGAAGAGGACGCGCGACGACGAAGGGTATGAGATGCAGTTCAATACGTGCGATCGGGTGAACCTCGTTTCGCTTCGGGTCTGTGATCAGGATCTCGAGACCTGGGCCTTCGATCGGGAATATCATTCGAACGCCGATCTCGCCGGTGAACGATTTTTCGCAATCGATACAGAGACCAGTGACGATCGCATCGTGACAAACTCGAACCGCGCCGGCCGCTTCGTTGCTCATATATTTCACACACACACACACGATCACTTGATCGCGTTCATCATCATCCGTTTCCGCGAAGTTCGTCGACGAAGTTCTTATTGAAAATGCGCGCGAACGATTCTCGGATCACGACCTGGGCGAGTTCGATCATGTGAGTCCGCGGTCGAAGCGGAGCGGATCGTTTGAACGAGTAGATCAGTTCCGTCGATTTTCCGGTTCGTTGAAAAACTCCGACGCCTTGAACGAGATATGTATGCTGCAGACCTGGGAAAATGACCGCGTGACCTTTGATCTTCATGCTGATCTGGAGATTCTTGTAAAGAAGCGCGGTCGGAACTGCCGAAGAAAAAGACGGTCGAGCCGCTTCGCCGGTGAGCGGAATCGCGAGCTCGGGTCCAGTCGTCGGAAGTTTTGATCCGCCATCTTCGAAAAACCCGAGTAAAAGCGGAGCTCCAGCGACTCGAGAATCGATTCCGACGATCGCGGTGAGATCTGTCGTTCGCGAATACTGCAAAACCTTGAAACGACCCGTGAGGAAGTCTTTCCGGATCGTGAAGTCCTTTCGGAGCTGATCCTGTTCGGCCGCGACGACGAGCTTCGCGACTTCGGTGATCGAGTCGTTCAAAACGTACGGAAGTTTTCGGAGAACTTTTTCCGAGAGCTTCACGACTTGCGAGATGTCGACGTCGACGCTATACATTCAAGCGACTCCCGTGTTTTTCCAGGCATCGACGAGTGGAGCGTCCGCGGTTCGTTGCGTCCGTCTCCGATCGCGCGCGACGTGCAAGCGAAGATAGTTCCGCTTTCTCAAGTAGAGCTCCCGTTGTCGTTTTCGCGCTCGTTTTTGCTGATCCGTCAAGTCGCGTTTCAAAGTGTTCTCCGCCTGATCCATCAGTTTGAGCTCGCTTTCCGGCCGCGTTCCGCTTCCTCGTTGATCACGCGAATCGATTGCTCTTCGTCGAGTTCGACGATCGATGCCGGCGTCTCGTTCTTGACCCAGGCGAAAAACATGAGTCGGCCGATCGCACAAAAATCGTTTGCTCGTTTGTTCGCTCTCGAGCACACGCGACACTGGGAAACGTGAAGTTTGAGACCGTCGAGTTTCTCTTCCTGATCGCTATCCATTTCGTAACCTCAAGATCTGACGCGTGAGCTCTCGGATCCGATCGAGCAATCGTCGGCGCCGGATCCGAAGTCGGCGCCGAACGTGTCGCGTCACGATCGACCGATACCGTGAAACGTGATGATCCACAGCAAGATAAAAATTCCGCACGAGGCGACGACGAGCCCGATCCTCGCTTGTTTCGGTCGATCGTTCGAGCATCCGAAGTAAACGAGCAATCCGACCGCGATCGCGATCAGCGGAGCGATTAGAGTCGTGAAGTTCATAGAGTCCTCCGTTCGGTTTTGTAAATATATTTACAATTGTCACGCTGGCATCGTTGCCGGCGCCGGCGTCCGCGGTTTCGGCTCGACGCGTGTGAGTGACACTTTCTTTTTGAACGCGACGAGATCCGCGCGCTCATAGAAAACCATTCCGCCGCGGCCTTTGTAGTACGCGGGACCGAGTCCTTCGGTTCTCCACTTCTTGAGCGCATGCTCGCTGTAGTCGAGAAACTTCGCGGCCTGGGTTGTATTGAGCATCCCCTTCTCTTTCGTGATTCGCTTCGACTCGTCTTTTAGCCTCATGCTTTCCTCCGGAATTGTTCCGAGCTCGGACACGAGATCCAGTGAGGAGTGAACGTCCCGTGATCGACCGGAATTTTCTTATCGTGCGGCGTCGTCCAAAAATCGATCTTTGCTGGACATCCTCGACACTCGACGCCTTCGTGTCGCATCGTGTAGCCGGCCGCGAGAGCTGCCTCGACGGTTTTCGGAAACGGCGATCGCGGTCGCTCGCGCGATCGCGTTCCGCTCCAGGATCCGGCCGCTCCAGGTTGAATCCTGAGACGAATCCCGCGCTCTTTGAGAACCGCTTTCGAGAGTTTGTCACACTCTTCGTTTTCATCTCGGCCGATCCACTCGAGACCGACGCGATCGCGCTCGGGTTCGAATGCCTGTCGCGCGTTCAGGAAATACGGGATATAGAGACCTTGCTTCGCTTTGTATCGGCCGGTGAGCGTGTAGATCACAAGCTTCGAATCGCCGCGAACGAGCGCGGGTCCTGGGATCTTCGCAATCTCTTTCATGAGCTCGATGAAACCGGCGAACTCGGCGACATTGTTCGACATCTTCGGACCGTAATCGACGTACTGTCCGCGCGAGACGACGATCTTCTCGTCGACTTTCACGAGGATCCCGAACGCCGCATGACCGCCAGGGTTCCGCGGTTCACAAACTCCGTCAAACCATCCCTCGATCACTTGGGTTCTCCTTCCGAATCCTTCCCGTCGGCTCTCAGTTTTTCCAGCATTCGCTCGAGGTCCGCGATCCGATGTCGGATCACGCGTCGGATCCCGCTGTCGGTTTCGACCTCGACGACGTCTTTGAGACGATCGAGCTCCTTCCGGATGTTCTCCGCGTTCACGCTTTCGGGGTCTCGCTTCCTTTCGCGATCTTCCCGAGGATCTTGAGCGACAATCGTTTCTCGTCGACGACGATCCCACGCGGACACACGGTCTCGCCGGTGATCGCAGAGTTGAGCGCGAGCTTTTCTTCCTCGCTGAAAAGATCGCGGATCGTTGCCCATTGTGCGATCGTCAAGATCATGCGACTCGTCCTTTCGCTTTCAGTCGTCCCAGGTTAACGACCTGGATCCGATAGTTTTTCCCCCCGCGACAGGTCGGTGATTGTTTCGCGTGAGCTTCGCGGATCGCCTCGACCGCGGCGAAGGCCTTCGCGTCGGGTGCGAAGTTCGCCGGCCCGTGAGCCCCGCAATAATCACAGAACCAGGTACTCGCGCCGGCGACGAAGATCGGAGATTTGTTCCGATCGCTCATGCGGTCGCTTTCTCTTTCGCTTCCCTCACGCTTCCGTCTTCCATGACGACGCCGACTTTCCCGCTCGTGTCGACGCGCTCGATCCAGATTTGATAGTCCTCGGCCGCGGCCATCTTCGCGAGGAGTTTCATACTCGTCTCGTCGAGGAGTGAGCCGTCCTGGATCCGGAGAACTTTGAGCTTTGGATTCGCGGCCATCGCGACCGCGACGGATACGCGGAGCTGTTCGGCCGAGCTCGCTTGATTGAACGGGAGTCCGTCGTAAACGACTTCTCCCTCGCCGAACGACAGTCCCTCGATCGGCATCTTCGCCGCGGCGATCGCCGTGTTCTTTGCATGGAGTCGCGCGGACATCGCTTCCTTCAAAGCGTCCGCGGCGTCGCGCTTTTTCTTAGCCTGGGCAAAAATCGCCGCTTGCTGTTTTTTCTTGGCGACGCTGGCATTGATCAGTCGCGCGGAGTTGATGAGCTCGCGGAGTTCGGCCGTGTCGACGGGATCCGGGATCACGATCGCCTCGAGTCGCGATCTCGCCTCGAGATTGTCCGCGATGAGTTGCTCGGCCATCGCGTCCGCGTCGATCGCTTTCTGTCGGAAGTCCTCCGCCTCGCGGCGACATTCGAGCGCGCGATCGGTTTGCTCCTGAATCGAGGTCTCGAGCTGCTCGCGCTCGCGCTTCACGCGATCGATCCGGAGGTTCTGGGTCCCGGCCGTCTCGAGCTCCTGGGCGAGTTTCGAGATGTCGATCTCCTCGTCGGGAGTGTCGTCGGGAAACGTGAACCCGAATCCCTGAGCATCGAGCGACTTGATCTCGCGATTGAGTTCGGTCCGCGCTTCGAAGTCGTTCCGATTGTCGGCGTCGAGTTTGTCCAGGTCGATGTCGAGCTTGACCATCGAGCGTATTTGCTCGAGCTGCTTTTTCGGGTCCATCCGAGAAAACTCGAGCGGATCGAACGTAAGTTTTCCGAGCATCTCATCGAGGAGACGTTGCGGAGTCGGGAAGCGCGCGCCGTTTTTCGCTTCCGCGACGAGCGAGGTCCCGGTGTCCTTCGAGAACTTGCGCGTCACTGTGACGTCGCCGAGCTCGAGCGTAACGTGTGCTTTGAGCTGTCCGCGGCGAATCGGTTGTGACGGGATGTCCTTCGCGCCGGCGAGCGCGTAGAAGATCGCATCGAGGACGCTCGACTTCCCGCTTCCGTTCGGTCCGGTGATCTCGACAATGTGACCGTCGGGACGGATCTCGACGACCTTGAGCTTTTTGATGTTAGCCGCTTCGAATCTGAGAATCTTCACTGTGTCCTCGCTTTCGGTTTGTCGACGTCTGGAACGGGTTCGAACGGTGCATCGGTGACGATCCGGAGGAGTTCCGTCACGTTCGTTTCGACCGGGGGATCGACCGAGCAATCGATGAAGCGTTGCGTCGCGCTCGTCGACGTGAGGAGTTCGAGGAGCGCGTCGACGAGGGCGAGTTTTTGTGAGCCTGTGACTCGGAGCGTGTACTTTCCGATCATGCGGTGAACCGCTCCTCGTGCGGTTTCTTGTACTCCTCGACGATCGCGGGGATGAACTCCGCATGAACGAACGGAAGCTCGAGCTCGTCGCCGACCTGGAGCGTCGACTTCATCGGGTCCGTCACTTTCAGCCGGACCGTCCGGACGAGCGACTCACAGCATCGCGCGCGAAAGTCGCCGGTGTAATAGCGCTTCACGACGTACACGCGGCCGATTGTGAGCTTGACTTGCGGTTTTTCCTTCGTCCGCGCGTGATTGCCTTTGTACGGATGTACCGGTCTCATCGTCGTTTTCCTTTCGCGATCGCGTCCAAGATCCGCGCTTTTTGCGGGGACATCGGAGCGGCCGGAGTTGGAGTCGGCGCCGGCCGAGTGAAAGCCTTCGCGCCGGCGAGCTGCTTGAACTTCGGCATCTCGAGGAGCGCTCGAGCGGGATCCGCGGCGACGGCCTGGATCTCGTCGAATGCTTCGTACTCCTCGAAAAACCGGTTTTGTTGATGCGGAAAATCCTCGTCCGTCATCCGGAGATAAACCGTCCATCCCCCGGAGCGACGGACCGTGTCGAGGACCCGTTGCGACAGTTGCGGAGCTCCACTCTCGACGGTCGCGATCGTGCGGTCCTCGTTCCATCGGAGCCATTTCAAAGTGAACGCTTCGACGACATCCCAGGCGAGCCGCTTCTCGGCGTTCGCCTCGACGTCGAGCCCGGGGACCCGCGCGAGAATGTGCGGGATCCGGACGGGGAACTTCTCAAACATGCACGCATCGAGCGCCGTCGAGATCTGCTCGATCGTCACCTTCGAGAGAAGAGCTTTCGCCATGACTGCGAGCGCTCCGTCGACGGTCGGGGGATTTCCCACAGCCGCGTAAAACGTGTGCAAAAGTCTAAGCACTCGCTCCGTTTGCTCGTCGGAGGATCGCGAGCTCTCGGTCGAGTCGATCGGCGTAATCATCGCTTTTACTCCTGGGTTTCGGTTGGTTGTATCGGCCGTTGAGGATCCAGAGATGATCGACCGCGACGCCGTGATCGCGATCGTCGAAAGCTCTCGCGCGGATCTGGACGAATGAGTTCACGAGCGAGAGCCCGCAGGATTTCGCGAGAGCTTTGATCGCGTCGGCCGCGACGAAGACGTTCCCCTTCTCGGGGAGACCGACATCTCCCAGGAAGCGACGCGCGTATTCGACCTCGCTTAGTCCCTGGGGGACGCCGTCGTCGTGTACGAGCATGAGTGGAACCGGAGGTTTTTTCGCTTCGACTTTCGCGGCGACTTTTTGATTTTCCGTGGTTTTGATTTCCGTCACCACGGCCGCGTGGGGGGTTGGGGGGGGTAGTTCCCGTTCCGTTCCAGTTCCAGTTCCAGTTCCAGTTCCCGCACACACTTCCGGTTCACGCGTCAAGTTGCTGAAAAGACTAGGAGTCGTAATTTCGACGACTTCCGCGGGACCTGGAGACGGGAGCCTCGACGCTCGCTCGCGCGCGTTCAAAACTTGATGATTTCGCCATGAGGGGATGTAGCCGTAGACCCTGCCGGCGACCTCGTACTGGACGACGAACCCGTCGGCTCGAAGCGCGTCGAGGACCTGGGAAAAGTCGAGGTCGTCATACGGGAGGACGTGAACTTTGAGTTCGCGCGGGTCCCACTTAAAGCGGCCGTCGCGATCGCAAACTGTCCAGAGTCCCGAGAAAGCGACTCGGATCGGTAGTCGTGTTTTTTGCTCGAGGTCGAATAGGGATGTGTGTGTGTAGAACTCGGGTTTTATCGTGCGGATCCTCGTTTGCATTTTCTCCTCGTCTCGATTCCTGTCCGACGACTCACTGGAGAGCCGAGCGGTTTCTGATCGCCCGTTCCCCTAGTGTTCGCATGACATCGTCTGCGCTCCAGGCGACCGTGACGATCGCCCCTCGTGAGTGTTTCGAGTCCAGGAAACCGAGCTGCTCGTCGCTCGGTTTTCCTGCCTCGCGGATTACCTTCGAATAATTTCCGGGATCGATCCACGCCGGCGCCTTGACCTCGACGTACAGACCGACCCCGTCGGGAGCGAGTGTCGCGTGTAGATCCGGCCATCCGGCCGGGATCCCGCCCGCCTTGAACTTCACGACCTCGCCGACGTCGATGCCGCGCATCCACGCCGCGGCGATCATCCGGCCGCGAGCTCGCTTCATTCCCGCATCGATCGCGACGACGTCGATCCGATAGAACTCGAGCTCCGCGACGATCGCGGCCTGGACTTGCTCCTCGCTCACTTGCTGGACGAGGTAGTTATCCGCGTATCGTTCGCGCTCGAACTTCCAGAGAAACGGACGCAATGTCGCGAGCTTCATAAAGTGGCAAAAAGTGGAACGCCTTTTTTATTGTTTGGGTTCGGAGCCGTCGATCGTCGCCGGCGTTTTCTTCTCTCGGTTCAAAATCTTGTCTTTGACCGATTGCGTCGTCGAGCCGGCGCCGGCGACGACAGTTCCCTCGGGTCCCTTCGTCGCGGCCGCTTCTTTCTCGCGGACCGCTGCTCGCTCGCGATCGAGCGCGGTGAGGACCTCGTACATCGTCGTCGAGCCCTCGCGGATCTCCATATAGAGCCCGCGGAGTGTCTGGAGTTCTTTCGGGGTGAGGGCCTGGGCATCGTGACCGATGAACTTTTTCAGCGAGGCGACGTCGACGCCGAGCTCGCCGAACGCGTCCAGGATCTCGCGCTTCGCGGCGTCGGGATCCTTCTCGTCGGCGTTTTTGACGGTGAGCTTGATCTCCTGGAACGCTTCCTCGACGAGCCATCCCGGGATGAGTCGGAGACCGGAGTTCCGGATCGACTTCGATTTCGCCGCGTTCACTTTGTTGAGCAGATCGTCCTCGGTCGCGCGGAGGATATAGAGCTGATCCCCCGCTTTGTTTTTGCGAGTCCGGAGGACCTCGGCGCCGTCGGGGATCGATCGCCGCTCGATCGTCTTCTCGATCGAGACCTCGTCGGCGTAGGAGACGCCCTCTTGCGCGTCCCAAACTTTGACGAGAATCTTCCGCTGTTCGTCGTCTTCCCAGATTGTCCGCGTCGTCGTGTGAATATGCTTCGCCGCTCCGATGCAGGTCTCGGCGAAGCGGATCGAGAACCCCTGGACGCCCTTCCCGACGGGTTTGTTATATCGAGCCGCTTTCGCGAACGACGTCCGCTTACACTCGCGGAGGATCTTCTCGCGGACCTGATCCCAGTCCCGCGGAGATCGCTCCGCCTGGATCACGGCCGCTTGAACCTCGGCCTGTAGTTGTGCGGCGAGGATCATCGCCATCTGATTATTTTGGGGAGCCTCGAGCGCGGTCCCCGTCGGATCGCTGAAACCGTGATTTGCGCTGCTAGTTGCTGACATCGAATAAAACCTCCTGAGCTTCCGGAACCATTTCCTCGGCGAGTTCTTTCGCGCGCTTCGCGACGAACCGGCGTCCGCCTCTTTTGGTGATCACGCTTTCCATGTACTTTTCTCGGAGCTCGGTGATCTCGATCTCCGGGATCGAATACGCTTTCGCGACGTGATGGAGGAGCTTCTCGAAATTGATCACGGTCGCGGTCGAATCCTTGCAGAGTCTCCAAGTGATTTTTCCCCAGGGACCGACGAGCCCGTCGTTTTCGGCGAGAAAAGCCTTGATCGCGTTTTTCGCTTCCTCGATCCGCTTGTCGGTTTGTTTCTTCACGTCGGAAAAATTGAGGACGTTGAAGACGTGACGCATGATCGCGGGGTCCGAGTTCTCGTCGACCTTGATCATCGGTCCGCGGTTGAAGGGATATTTCGTCGCGAGGTAGTTTCCCCAGGACTCCGACGCGTCGAGCGGCGGTTCGACTTTCTTCACGACGTACGCATGCCACCAGTCGCGGAGCTGCTCGATCATCGATCGCTCGAGGTCCAGGTCGCGCCGGAGCTGATAGATCGCGAACTTATATCCGCCGTGAAGGACCGCGACGTCGCATCGATCGAGGTTCGCGACGGCCATATAGTGCGCGGCCTGAACGATGTAGTGATCGGGGACCTGATCGCTTCCTGGATCGCCGAACTTGTCCGCGAATTGATGCTCGCTTTTGAGTTCGACGACTCGGCCGTCCTGGGGAGCGAGACGATCCGGAGATCCGAGGATCTCGGGAAACTCGAGATGCTGGACGATCTCCGGATCGGGAACGAAAAGCTCGCGCGAGGTCTGTTTTGAGTACAGTCCCGCGATCACGGGCTCGAGGAGATGTCCGAGTTCGAAGAGAAAAACCTCGTCCTCGGTCGGTTTTAGGGGTTCGACTTTCGATCTCCAGATGTCGAGTCCGGATCTCCAGGGGTCGAGACCCAGGACGGCCGGCGAGTCGGATCCGCCGAGTCCCAGGCGACGAGCTTCTAGCCAAGGTGCGCGCGCGCTCATGCTGTCGCCTCGCTTTCTCCGGCCGCGCGAGCCTTCCCGTCGATGATCGGCTCTTCGTCGTCGGTCCGGTCGTATACGCTCCCCTTGTGATCGGGATCGTCGTCCGGGACGATTACCGGAGTGATCCCTTTGTCGGCGAGCTCTTTCATCGCGGCCGCGTCCTGGGATTGCGAGAGCGTCACGATCTTCTCGATCCGTTCCGGCCGGAACAATCGGAACGCGCCGGCGATCCACTTCGAGCCGTGACACTTCTCACACTTTTCGGTTTTCTCGAGGACCTCGGCCGAGAGTTTTGAAACGTCGGCCGACTCCGACGCGAAGAGTCGAGCGAGCGTCGGGGAACACTGATCACACGGGATCGCCCTCGGATGAGCGAACAGGACCCAGGTCTCGCCGAGCTTAAAGTCGCGCGGGACCGCGGAGATCCGGCGCGACATTCCCATTTCTTCCGCTTCCGCCTGGAACTCCGCCGGCGTCCGGTAGAATTGCGCGCCGATCCAGAGGAGACCCGCGCGGCCGACGAGCTCGGGGAGCGCGAGCGGACACGACGCGCAATAATCCGGCGTCGCCTTACAGGGAAGATTCTTGACGAGTCCGGGGACGTCGACCCAGGTCCAGCCGCGCGTCTGTTTGATCCCGCTCGAGCACACGGGACACACGCCGAGCGGGATCGGAAGACGGCCGCATGCCATCCCGGATCCACTCGACACGAGGTAGAGCCCGCCGACTTTGCGGAACCCGCAGCGACGACGACGTTCGACGCTCATGCTCTTACCTGCCGATCCGCGCGTCGATCGAGTCGACGTTGCTTGATTTGATTGCAGCGCTTTTTCTTCTTTTCAAACTCGCGCTCGAGTTCGACCAGGAGACGCTCGACGGTGAAAAATGCTTCCTCGCCCGCGAGCGTTTTGAAACGAGGGTTCAGACCGGGAGAACGTCCATCCCACTCCGCTTGTGAGATGTGGCGCTGAACCCGCATCAGGAGCATGCGTCCGGAGAAGAGCTGCTCGAAAGTCATGGGGGACCTCCGCCGGAGTCTTTACGTCTCCGATCATGCTTCTCGATCTCCGCCTGGATCTCCTCGATCGCGGACACGAGTCGCGCCGGCGTGAGCTTCTCGTTTAGTTCGGCGAGCTGGATTGCGATCAGGAAGAGAGCCTCGATCTTCGCGCACTCGATCGCGACGTAAGGGGCGCGATTCTCGAGGCCCACGAGGACGCCTTTGAGCGAGCCCTTCCGCCGCTCGTCGAGCTCCGCGGCGTTCACTGGATCGCCTCCGCTTCGAGCTTGTTCCCGACCGCGTCCTCGTGATCGCCGTCGTGATCCAGGTCGTTAACGCAAAGCGGGAAGGGACATCGCTCGCGCTTCTCGAACGTCTTCTCCTCGGCGCCGGGGACGAGCGCGGAGCCTTTCAGCGTGAGCTCCGCCTGGGTGACCGCGCCCTGCGCCTGGGCGATCACGCTTTGACCTGGGGACGCGTCGATCGAGAACTCACACCATAGAGTTTTGCCGTTGTAGTCGTGGGCCCACGCCGCGAGCCCGCGGGTCGACCGCGTCGTGACGGAGAACTTCACGGCGACGATCTGATCTTCGCCGCGCTTCACGCGGACGACCTTGAAATTTCGGAGAGTGCAAGTCGTGAGGAGTAGCTTCCGCTTGCGATCGCGCGCTTCCGCTTCCGCTTCGTCGAGTCCGATTCCCCAATCGACTTCCAGGGGACCGCTTTGATCGGTCGCGTAAAGCTCGAGCGTAACGTCCTCGATCTGAGTGAGGAGATCGGTGTCTTTGATCGCCGATCCTTCGAGCTCCATCTTCTCGTAAGAGGGAGAGAGAAACGTCGGCATCGAGAGATAGGGTTGACCCGTGAGGGGCATCAGGAGATCGAAGCGGATCCGCTTCTCGTCCTGTTCATTTCTGAGCGGTTGCCAGTCCGCGATCTCGAGCTTCCGTCGCTGACCTGGAAAGAACTCCGTCGACATTTTCGTCTCCTCGATTCGTTGTAAGGCGCCGCGGTCGGGTGATGTCCTCGAGCGTGAGTTTCCGCCCGAAAGCGGACCTCCGCGCGATCCGAGCGATTACCTTTGCTGTGTCGTATGAGGGATTCTGATCGCCCCGAAACCAGCGATACAGGGTCGAGAGATCGACGTCGATTTGATCGGCGAGATCCTTCGGTCGCATCCCGCTCGCGATCATCCACTCCGCGAGCGGTCCGGACCATTTCCGCGGTCTCCCGCGGTGTTCGACGTGTTTCGGCATACAGACCCCCATCTTCGTAACTGCTAGAGGTTTAAGGGGATGTAGACACGCGAAGAGGTTTCAGCTATAAGAGGAGCCATTCTGCGACGGCTCTCATAATAGCCGATACCCTCCGACGAGTTGACACTCCCCCGATCAGAGACCGGGGGTTTTCGTTCTCCGCTTGGGGGAACGAGAAGACTCATCCCGGCGACGAGGTAGTTCGCGACCTTGATCTCCGGAGCGAGCGAGAACAGGATCCGACGCTTCGAGTCGGAATGCAAAGTTTTCCAAGTGAAGAGCGGCCGGAAGAGCGCGACGAGTTGCTTGACCTCGAGTCCGGCATGCGTCGGGACCTCGTCCTCGAGCGCGCCGGCGGCGATCGCGTGATCGCGATCGACAGATAGGACTCGAGCGTCCCGATCGACGCGAGAGATCACTCCCTCGAAATAGCCGTCGAGGATCCGCTGTCGCTTCTCTTCGAGCCGGTCGAGTTGAGCCTGGAGTCGAGCGATCTTTTTCTCGCTCCCCTTGCCCTTCGCTCGAGCGTCGAACTCCTCGACGAGCTCCCGGAGAAAACCGCGGTCGGTGAGTCGAGTCGCGAAAATCCCGTCGAGATGAGTCTCGAGCTTGTCCCTTCGCATATACGGCGTCGCGCATCGGTCCGCGAACGGGATCGGGTTCCGCTTGTTCGAGATGAAGGATCCCTTCGCCGAACAAACGTAGTAGTCGGAGACGAGCCCCGACTTCCGAGACGTGTAAGAACGCGTGTACTCCGTTTTCCCACACGCCGAGCATGTTAGAAAACCGTGATAAATGAACCGCGAATCGCCGGACGACTTCGCGCGTAAGTGATGATCGAGCTTCGCGGCGAGCATCTCCTGGACGCGTGCGAACTCGGCATCGGAGACGATCGGATCCTCGATCACTTTTACTCGGATGACATCCTCGTCGGTGCGGGACATTTTACGCCGATCGGCCTGTCGACCGTCGACCTGGGCGAAGCGAGCCTCGCGACCTGGGTCTCGCTTTTTGTCGTACACTCGCCAGCCGTTGTAGATGGGATTCGAGAGGATCCCGCGGACGTTCCACTTTAGGATCCCGGTCGCGCGTTCGATCTCGTTCCAGCTATTCACGCCGGAGAGGAAGAGCTCGAAACACTTCCGGACCTTCGTGATCTCGGGGAGGTACTTCCAGCCGGTGACCTTGTCGTACGCGACGGCCGTCGGCCATGTGAGCGGCGACGAGGGACACTTCCCGAGCTTCCGCATCTCCTCGCGCGCTCCCTGGGACTTCTCGAGAAACTCCGTTTTCTCGTATCCAGCGAAGAGCGCGCGGATCCCTCCGATCATCTTCCCGGACTTCGTCGAGAAGTCGATCGCGCCGTCGGGAAGGTAGAGCAAGGTTTTCGAGTCGGCGAAGTTCTGCAGCAGGTAGAAGTCGCCGAGGTTTTCCGGCCGCATGAGTCGAGAAAACTCGCGCGCGATGACCCCGTGGATCTCTCGATCCTGGATCAGTCGGACGAGCTCCTGGATCTCCGGAGAGGCGAGAACGTCGGATCCGCCGACGTCGGAGATCTCGATCGTCTTCGTGATCGTGAGCCCGTACGCCGCGGCCGTCTTTCGGTTGATAGTTCGTTGAGCGGGAATCGAGAAACGATCGTCCCCCGCTTGCTGAATCGTGGACACGCGGATCAGTTCGATTGCTTTTTTCACTGTCCGAAAACCCCCCTATGGTTTTTGTTGGCTGGACCCCGCCCCCAGGGGAAGAAGTGGGGGGGGGTATATTTGTCAGTGAGTGGATGCTTTGTGAGTGAGAGGTTTCAGGCCCGCGACGGCCTTTGCCTCTTCGATCGCTTTCTCGGTGTCGCCGTTCTCGAGCGCGGTTCTCATCGATGAGATCCTTTCCGCTTGCTGCTTTGATACATCGATGACCGCCTCGAGGACGCCTTCGCTTCCTTTCCCCGAGTACATACGAAACCGCCTTTTCGGTCGGGGGTTCCCGCCCTTAGCTGTTTCGGGTACGGACAGAAGAGAACCCGCGATTTCCCGCGTTCGGCAGATAGTACGCCTAAATTATCTCAGTTGTCACTGTTATAAAAAAGAACGAACTTTCGCTGCTTTAGTAGCAGAACCGAAGCTCCCGACAATTGCGGGGTTTAGTCCTTTTTTCGGGGTGTCTTTGGAGGGTTCTTTCGCATCCCGTGAAACCAGATTTCCACAAAGTTTTTCACAGCCCCGCGCCTTGCTTCCTTCGATTTGAACTCCGTCGTCGCGATCGGCGAGACGAATGCGAACTGCCAGAGGGCCATCGTGAGCGCGAGCGCGGCCGTGTGAGGATCGACGTCGTCGCGGACGTTCCCGCGGTAGATCTCGCGCTCGATCGTGTGAGCGACGACCTTCGCGAAGGACGAGTCCATCAAATGCGCTCGAACGAGCTCCGGCCGCTCGAGACACGAGAACATCGTGATCCGGAGATAGTTCTCGCCGAGGCGATCGAAAAACTCGAGCATCCCTCGACGGAGCGCGCGCTCAAAGTTGTCGTCATTGTCGAGGATGCGAGCGAGCTCCTCGTTCGGCATCTGGCCAGTTTGGAACGCTCGAAGGACTGCCGCCCCGAAGAGCTTCTCCTTTGAACCGAATAGTCGAAAGAGGGATCCTTCGGTACAGCCGGCGCGATCCGAGATGAGCTTCGTCGTCGAGCCGTGGAATCCGTCCGCGGCGAAGGACTCGACCGCTGCGCTGAGAAGTTTTTCTGTGAGCTTGGATGACAGGGGGCACCCCGGTTTTTTACCCTCCGCAAGTTGTTACGGAAATCGGAACGGAGGAGATAAACGATTGTAATCTCGTATAGCGGATTGTAAGCGCGGATACTTTTCGAGGTGCTAAAACGCTGGACAGGGAGAGGGTTTTGGAAGCGAGTCCCTCGTGTTCTGAAAACGTAACACGAGGGACTCGATCTCTGTTCTGAAAACCGGAAAAATTACTTCGTCGGAGCGAGCGCTGGCTTCGCGGTCGTCGTAGTCGGTCCGGTCACTTTGTCGAACGCCGGAGCGGCCGCGATCGCCGGGAGCGGTCCGTCCATATGATGAGTCGTCGCCTCGAAGTAAACCTCGGGAGAGTTTTTTGTGGGGGGTTGCGTGACCTTCATCAGTCGCCGAACGAAGATCCGCTCGCCGTACGCGATCGCGTCGGGTTCGCCGTTTGCCGGGAGCTCGAGGTCCGCGACGTGGACCCCGTCTTTCGTCTCGAGCCTCATCGTTTGCATGCTCACTTTTGACCTCCAGGGGGAATTTAGCCCACCATCGGCGAGTGTAGCAGCCTAGAACCTGATTCCCGCGCCGACGAACCCCGTCCCGCCGATCACGCCGGCCGAGGCGACGAACGGTCCCCTCGAGTACGAAACTTGTCCCCCGAATACATTCCGGCCGGCGTGAGTGTCATAGCCGGCGAGACCTTCCGCGGTCCATCGCTGGATCCTGGGGATCGCCGGCGCCGAGACCGGGACATCGATTCCCCCGGAGACCGTCCCGTCGGGGCTCGAAGCGAGTACTCGCTCCGATTTATCCGGCATGCGGACGAGTGTGAGGTCCGTCGTCACAGGGGGGCATGCGGGCCCAACGGACCCCCCAGGAGCGACGATCGTTCCTTTCCCGGGGGTCTGGACCCCCCTTTGAGCCTTCCCGGGGTCGACAGTGACCTCGACGACCCGAACGACCTTCCCGCCTTTGGGGATATCTGGGTCCGCGCGGAGGGGTTTTGTCCCGGCCGGCGCCGTCGCCGAGATCCCGTCGGGTGCGCGCTCGAGCTCCAGGGATCCGTCCTTTTCCCGGACGGCCGCGGCCGGCGTTTCCGGTTTCGCGGGTTTCGGCCGGTAGATCCCCCAGGCGAGGAGAAAACCGGACAGGACGAGAACGATCGCGGCGATCGCGACGAGATGAGCTTTCATTCCGTAACGCCTTTCTGAGTATCCGCGGGATTGGTTGCGTCGTTATGGATTGCTTGTCCGATGAGCTTCGAGCCGGTCGCCGCGGTGACGATGATCCCGAGACCCATGTTCCAGTCGGCCGTGATCCCCGTACCGGTTTTCACGAGACCGACGACGAGCTGGACGCCGAGGTACACGACGCCGGCGAGGACGACGAGAGCGAACGCCGCGTTTCGAAGCGACGCGGTCCCGTCGTTTGCATCGAAAAACCTTTTGAGATAATTCACACGAGCCCGATTCCTTTCTCTCTTGGGGGAGGTGGGAGGGCCTTAAAGTTTGAGCTTGGCGATCTCGGTCGTAATGGTTGTTTTGAGCGAGGCGACTTCGCTCGTGATGTGAGCCTTGACCGACCCGTACTCGGCGAGGACGTACTTCCCGAAGATCGATCCGACGATGATCCCGGCGACACTTCCGATCACAATTCCCAAAAACATTTTGTTTTCCTCCGACTTTTAGATTTGAACATCTCCGCCGACCGTAGACTCGACGAGCTGCAGAGCTTTCGAAAGCTCGCCGACGTACGCGGAAAAACGGTCCCATCCCTCGAGACCGCCGTTCACGCGTCGACGAACCGCTTCCCAGTTCATCGCGTCCGCGAGCCTGGGGATGTTTTTTGTCCGAAAAAAGAGAGCGAGCACTTCCGCGCCGATCGCGGGATCGAGCGCGAGGTCGGGATTCGCGATCAGGTCGACGCCGATCTCGCGGCCATACTCCGAATAGTTCCCTCGCCCCGTAATCTGGATGTATCCGCGGCCGAAAAACTTCGCGCCGTCTCCCTGTTGATTGTTCCCCAGGTCCGCGCGGCCTTCGTAATGTTTTGTGAAGTAAGCGGGTCCCCCGCGCTCGCGGACCGGCGAGAACCTTCCGGTCTCGACGGCGACCGTCGCGATCGCCGCGATCCTTGTCGCGAGTGAGTTGATCCCGTGAGTTTCGAGCGCGCTTTCGATGAGCGGCCAATTCGTGCGGACGTTCTCGAGGGGACCGAAGGGACCCAGGACCGCGGAGATCGTTTCGGGTTTGATTGAGTCCGTCACTTCACGAGAAAGCGAAAGATCAGCTCGATCCCGCCGGCCGTCACGACTCCAGCGACGAACGCGATCGAACCCGCTCGGACTTCCATCCGGAGTAATCGCCTTTGGAGATCGTCCTTTGCTTTGATCAGCCCGCGGACGCGGCCGTGTGCCTCGTTTAAGTCGACGCGAAACTTCACGTTCTCGGCCCGCATGATCGCGACTTCGGTAAGTGTGGCGTCGAGCTTTTTTTCTTGACGCCTCACAGTTTCGAGAATGAAGAGACGCTCATCCCGGTATTCTCCCGTCGACGCGAACTCGAGAACCGCTGCAGCTCCGGAGACCATTCACTCCACGATCAGCGATCGAAGCACTCGCGTCTAGGAACGGAAGACGCGCGTCTCCTGCGCGCTCACGCTTTCGCGAACGTCGCCATCGTCGACGCGAGAGACGACGAGTCGCCGATCGTCCAGAGCGGAGCGACGCCGGGAGACGCCGCGCCCCAGTAGCCGGTCCCGATCGGATTGTGTCCCGTCCCCGCGTAAAGCGCGACGTAATTGTTCCCGAGGTAACTCACGATCGCCCCGACCGTGTAGGTCGTCCCGGAGTTCCACGCCTGGGGAGTTTCGCCGCTCGCTCCCGTGACGATGAGATAGGCCATCGCGACGTGACTCTCGCTGAATCCTCCCCCGTCGACTGCGTCGGTGATCGTAAAGTCGCTGTCGATCGACGAGCCCACGACGACGAGGGGATGGGCCCCCGCGATTCCGGTAATGGCGAGATCCCCGACGCTCGGCGCGAGGATCCCAGGTTGTGAGGTCGGACCGGAGCGGTTCGGGGCATTCACGACGCTCTCGAACGGGCTCGCGTGTACCCCGCTGAAAGCTCCGACGGCGAGCGCGGCCGTGAATCCGCCCGAGTGTGTCATTGTGAACGTGTGACCTGGACCGACGATCGGAGACGAACAGTAGTAGACGACCGGAACCGAGGACGAGCCCGCGGTCGCTTGCGTCCAAGTGTTCCCGTAACTGTCGGTGAGAACTCCGGTCGAGGGGTCGTCGGATTGCCCGATCACGGCGAGAAAATTCGCGCCGGTTGTATCGATCGCCGGAGTCGTCACGAATCCCGATCCGTATCCGGTCTCGGCCGCGGCCGTGTGAACCAGGAGCGCGACCCCGCCCCCGCCCCCTCCGCCCCCGCTCGGTTTTTCCTCTGCTATTACTCCCGCGAGAATCATTAGGTGACGTCCCCCATGAGATCCCACACGTCGGTCGCGACCTGGACGAGTTGAACCGTTCCGTTTTGCCGCGCGATCGCGAGCGTCGACGGCGAATTGATCGTGACTCCCGCGCCGGCGACGATCGTCGAGATCCCCGCTCCGACTTGTCGGATCGTGACGACGGTCTCGAGCGGAAACGCGACGCTCGCATTCGGGGGGATCGTGCAAGTGTTCGCGCCGGCGAGGTTCATGCGGACGAGAAAACCGGCGTCCCCCAGGACGAGCACGTAATTCGCGGTTTGATTGTTCACGCCCGCGATCGCGGTCGGAGGAGCTCCGCTCGGAGGACTGTTAATCCATTTCGTCCCGCTGTAGGTGAGAATCTGTCCGGTCGTCGGTCCCGTGATCGTGACGTCACTGTCGCCGGCGAGTGTCCCGCCCCCGCCCCCTCCGGCGACGGCCGTCCACGCCGAACCGTTCCAAAAATATAGCGACGTGTCGGCGACGCTGTAGACGAGGAGTCCCCCCGCGGCCGCGTAGAACTCCCACTCGCCGGAGCCGGCCGTGGGATTGTCGGTCGTCCAGATTGCGATCGCGTTGTCGTGTCCGGTCCAGAGTCCGGTCCCGGTCGCCTGGACGATGTACGCGTCGCCGTTTGCCGGCGAGCCTGGAGGAGCGGAGGTCGTCCGGTTGATGATCGAACACATTACGAGCGCGTCGATCGCGCGGAGAAACGCTCGAAAGTTCGCGTCGAAATTGTCGCCCGTGAGAGCGTTGATCATTAGTCCGCGGCGAGGTCCGTTTGTGACGCTCATGCTTGCACTCCTCCGAAAAAGTTCCCAAAGTCGAGACCGAATCCCGTCATCTCGAACGTCACGGCCTGGGGTTGAAACGAGTCGAGCGTGTTCGCGTTCGAGTAGATCTCGAGCGTGACAGGTCCGACTCCTCCGTCCGTGATCCGATCGGCGACGGCGTAAGTGAACGGCGAGGTCGCGGGGTTCACGGTTCGGATCGTCACTCCCCCGATCACGACGACGACCTTGAAAATCTGTCCCACTTCGCCCGCGATCGTCCCTTGATCCTGCCGGATCATCAGACCCGCGGCCGCTTGCGTGAGTCGGTTCCGCGAGCTCCAGGAGATCGTGACCGGCCCGAGCGTCGCCGTGTATCGCGTCCCGTACGGTTGCGACTGTTCGCAAACATTCCCGGGGGGATAAGGTCGCGAAACTCGCGAGCGCGTCGTGACCGTGACATAACTCGCCGAGGTGAGAGGAAACGTCCCCGCGTTGTTTTCCGGAAGGATCTTCGCCTGGACGGTTTGATCGGATCCATACGGCGATTGTTGAGTGAGTCCGCATCCGTCCGTCACGAAACAAACGATCGCCCCCGACGCGTGATCGGCCGGGACCGTGTCCATTACTCCGCGGAGGACGCCGGCGATCGAGATCGTCCCGTCGGAGTTGAGCGTCCAGGTCGTCCAGGACACGATCTCCTCATCGATGAGCGCGAGGTTCGTTCCGAGGACGACTCCTCCGGAGTCGGTATTTACGAGAGTATTCAGGTCGACGCCGTTCGCCTGGAGAACGAATCCGGTCGCGTCGAGTGCCGGCGTCATCGCGCGATACATCCCCGAGAGCATCCCGATCGGCGTGAACCCCGTCACGTCGTTCGTCTCGGTGTCGCTTCCGCTCACGGGTTGATAAACGAGATAGTCGTGATCGGTTCCCTCGGCGCGCGCGACGAGAGTCATCGCATAGATCCCGGTCGTCGGCGCGAGCTCGAGCGGAACTTCCTCGAGTCGCTCGAATGGAGGAGCTGTCGGAGCTCCGAGCGGATTGATCCATCCCGACGGAGGGGGAGCATTGTAAACCGTGTAATTGAGCCCGAAGATGTCCTCGACCGCGTCGATCGTGATCTTCCCGGCCGCGACCTCGCCGTACCCTATATTCGCGATTCGGAAAACTTGCCCGACGATCCCGAGCGGGACCCAGGTGAGCCGGAACACTCCGCCGATCCGATAACTCCACGCCGCGCGGTTGACGGTGAGCGAGAGTTTCGCGATCGGATAGACGAACCCCTTGAGACATCGCGCGGCGACGAGCGCGGCCGAACTCCCGTTCGAGAGCCCGTTGAAAGTGAGGGCCTCGGTCCGAACCTCGGCCGTGACTGCGATATTTCCGTTGTCTTCCGCCTTGACCGTTCGCGCGTTGAAATCCTGCCCGCGGTCGAGGTAAGTGAGCGAAACCTGATTCGAGGTTTCTAGCCAAGACGGACGCGAGAACTGGATTTTCTCGATGTCGTCGACGTCGATCACGGGGAGCGTCGTCGGATCGTAATCGGCGCGCGCGAGCTTGAGCGTCCAGAGTCCCGTCGCCATGTCGACATATAGAACGCCGTCGATGTGACGGAGGATCTCTCCGATGAGCTGATCGGCCGTTTGCTGTGAGTCGAAGAGCATCGAGACGCCGAGCCCTTCGGTCGCGAGAATCGTCGCCGCATAAGAGAACGCGGTCGGGTCGATCCGAGCGGAGAGGACCCCGAGCCCGTATCGATCATTCGTCAAGATGTCATAGATCGCGAACGCGCCGTTCGCGTCCCCGTTGATGTTCGCGATCGTCGGTCCCATCGAGAGCGGATCCGGACATCGCCGAACGACGAAAAGAAACGGCCGCGGCGACGGCGAAATCCCGAGATAGAACGAATCGAAAACGGCGTACGAGAGCCCGCGATAGTTCGGGGAGACCCGCGCCGTGAGCGTCCCGATCGTCCAGAAATCCCCAGGAGAGAAGTCGATCGAGCCCGTCTGGATCGTGAAGTTGATCGTCGTCGAGCCGAACGCGTAATTCGCGTACGCCGTCCCGATGTTTCCGGAGATCGAGCCCCAGACCGAGAACTCGCGCGCGAGGTAGTAAGGTTTTGTATTGTCGTGTGTGTAGAACGAACTCGTCGCGGTGATCGTGATCGTCTCGTTCACGGCCGACGGCCCCGCGGAAACGAACGCGAGCCCGCCGTTCCCGGTTCCAGTGAACACGGGTTGCGTCCCGCCTTCCTGGAACGCGGTCGCGGTCTGCAGTAGGGAAAGGATCGGATCGCTGCTCTGAGTCTGCGTCCCGTGGTAGAAAAATATATTTCCGCGGAGCCCGCCTTGCCCGTTCGGTGTCCCCCCCCAGTAATTATTTTGATCGACGAACACGTGACGCGGATCCCGCCCGCCGTCGTCGGTCGCGAATGGGACTTGCTTCCCGTCACACTCGAGCGCGATGAACTCGTCGATCGGACCTTCCGACAGAACGTATTGAATGCTTAGCAGGTATTTGAACCCGACGGTCGTCTTCGAGAAGAGCCCCGACTTCGTTTTGATGGCGATTTTCGAGAGCCCGCCCCACCAAACGGTATTCCCTCCGCCGATCTTCACGGTCCCGAAAACGACCGGGATCGCGCGTCCCTCGGTCGCTGTCGGGAATTGGAAGTCGCCAAGCGACGACGCGGTCGCGTTCGTGTTTTTCCGCAATAGCATCGTGACGACGGTCGACGCGACGAGAACGATGAGTAAGAGAATGATGAACATTTTTTAGGCGAGACTCGTCGTCCCATCGAAGGGATTGATAAGCGGGACAAGATCGAACCCCGCGAAGTTTTGAACGTTGTTAAATCCCGAGCATGCGGGATACGTGTGAGCGCATCCGGCGACGGCCGAGCACGCCGCGCCGACGACGAGTCCCGCGATCGGAGCCATTAGGACGATCGTCGCGCCGGTCTGATTGAGGATCGCGCGAGTTGAATTTCCTTGGATGAAATAGCCGCCCTTCAGCGAGTTCGGCAGACCCGCGAACGCCGGGACCGTGATCAGAGATCCGGTCGAGTCGATCGCGCTCACGACTCCCGGGGTCGTGTAGGTCGCGAGATTGATCCCGCATCCCGGATCCCCGAAGATGTGATTGCAAAGCCCCTGGTAGAGCTCTCTCGGGACCTTTCGGTTGAGGATGTATTTGTCCGACCGACAGGTGAGCTCGCACTCGTCGACGAAAACTCCCGAGGCGACCGACCCGCTATAGAGAACGACGACCTCGGTGTCGGTGTAGTGACCGGCGAAGATCGTGAGTTGGACAGGCGACGGGGGAAGTCCAGGGAGGAAGAGGAGCGCGAGGGGATGCGCGGTCGGAAGATAAACCTTGATCTCGCCGGAGTCGACGTCGGCGTTCTCTGTCATCTCATCGCGTCGGAGCGTCGTCGAAACATAAGTTTGTCCGAGGTAAGAGATATTCACGTCGGCCGACGTGAGGAAAAAGTTCTCTCCGGCCGTGACGAAGCGATAGATCTCCCACGGTGTGCCGGACGCCTGGGACTTCTCGAGAGAATCGAAGCTCATGGGACCTCGGTCGGTACTTCCTTAAACGTGAGTTTTGCTTGTGCGAGATCGTTCGAGAACCATTCGATCTCACTGTCGTCGCTCGCGAGCCGCGCGAGCGTGAGAAACGATATTTGAGTCGCGGCCGCGTGGAAAAGTTTCCCGGTCGGGTTCGCGAGCGTGAGCGATTCGGTCCCGTCGCCATTGTTGACCGACCCCGTCACTTTCGAAAACACGAGCCCGCTTCCGTCGACCGGGATAAATGCGAGGTACTGTCGCGCCTTCGAAGGAAAGAAAAACTGTGTGTAAAACTCCGACGCGATCAGGATCCCCCCATCGGTCGCGCCGACGTCACGCGCGAGGACGAGGTCCTGATCCCAGGTCGGGACCCAGAAGGGCGAGAGCTGTCCGAACTGTCCCAGGAGAAACGCGCGGAGCTGCGTCACGGCCGCGTGATTCGCGAGATACCAGGGGAACTCTTGTCCAGCGATCGAGGTCTGTCCCTTTGGGATCATCGTGATCGGACCGATCTTCGGATCGAGGATCGCGAGCGAGCGATCATAAGTCCGCGTGAGATCCGACGCCCAATTCGGCATAACTTCGAAAACGGGGAAACCTTCGAACGTGGGGAGCGTGATCGCCGGTGTCGGCGCCGGTTGCTGTGCTTCGCCGGTGAACTCGAGATCGATCCCGTCGGCCGCGGACCAAAGTCGATCGACTTTTACGGACGTTCCGAGTCGCGCGAGAAACGCCGGCATTACCAGAGTTGACGGTCCAGCCAACCATGAGAACTGAGTCGCCGAAGTCGTCGTGACGTGATCGACCTCGACGGTCTCGATCGTGAGCGCTTCGAACGTGTACTCGTCGATCAGGATGACGACGACCCCTCCGACCGCGAACTGTCGATCGGCCGTATTGCACGCGATCGAGTACGATCCCGCCGGCGTGTCGAGTGCGAGTCCGGTCGCATCTTGCCACCAGGGGACCGCGTACGGTTGATTCATCCATCCGAAAATGAGAGCTTCCATCCCGGCCGCGTTTCGCGCGTCAAGAGCGAGCGCGCGATATTTCATCCCGCGCCGAGGGATCTGTCGAAGCGCGCGGCGTTGTTCGTTGTCGCTGTAGGCCTTGAAAACGTCGGTGAGAAACGAGATCGACTCGACAATCCCCGCGCTCCAGTCGGGAGCGACGGAGAAAACCGTGATCCTGGATCCGGTGACTTCCATATCGGCGCCGGTGATCCCGGGGAAAACAAAGACGGCATCCTGGGCGATCGTCACGGGTCCCGAGCCCGGGACCGTCGCCTGATAGATACGGGAATCGAGAGCTCCGAAAACGAGCGGTTCTCCGTATGGATCCGCGATCGCGAGACCTCCCTCGCCGGAGATCGTGATCGCGGTGAGGATCTGATCAGAGTTGCGGAATGTGCTCCACACTTCGACGGAGAACTG